ACCGTCTTTCACTGGCCGCCCTCCGTTACCGAGTCCATGACGCTGACCGAGGTTCTGGAGTGGCGGCACAAAGCAATCCTGAGACACAGGGCCAGCGATGAGTGATAAAAATCTGCGTTTACAGGTCGTGCTGGGCGCGGTCGATAAGCTGACGCGCCCCTTCCGCAGCGCCCGCGACAGCACGCGCGAGCTGGCCGGCACACTGCGCGACACGCGCAACACCCTCAAGGCGCTGGACGCGCAGGCCGGACGCATTGACGGCTTTCGCAAAACCCGCTCACAGCTTGCCATCACCGCAAATAACCTCAAAGCCGCCCGCGAAGAAGCGGCGCGGCTGGCCGTGCAGTTTACGGAAACAAACAAGCCTACCGCCGCGCAGGCCCGCGTGCTGGAGCAGGCAAAAAACCGCGCCAGCCAGCTGCAGCAGACTTATAACGGGCTACGCCTGTCGGTGCAGCGTCAGCGTGAGGCGCTGGGCGCTGCCGGTATCGACACGAAGAAACTGAGCCAGGCACAGCGCGAGCTGAAAAGTCAGTCGGATGAGGCGCGCGCCGCCATTGACCGGCAGCAGCTGTCGCTTAAAAAGCTGGGAGAGCGACAGGCAAAGCTGAGCGCGGTACGTGAGCGATATTCCCGATCGCTTGAGGTGCGCGATCGCGTGGCAGGAGCCGGTGCGGCAACGTCTGCTGCCGGGCTGGCAATGGGCGCACCGGTGCTGGCCTCCGTGCATGCATCAGCGGCAATGGAAGACGCCATGAAAGGCGTGGCGAAGCAGGTTAACGGGCTTCGCGACGACAGCGGCAACCGCACGAAGCAGTTCTATGACATGCAGGCCGCCATTAAGGCAGCCAGTGAGCAGCTGCCAATGGAAAACGGCGCGATTGACTACGCCGCGCTGGTTGAAGGTGGCGCGCGCATGGGCGTGACTAACCAGAACGATTCCTATGAGGACCAGAAGCGCGATCTGATGGCCTTTGCCACCACGGCGGCGAAGGCGTCCACAGCGTTTGAACTGCCCGCCGGTGAGCTGGCCGAAGGGCTGGGCAAGATTGCGCAGCTGTACAAAATCCCCACGCGCAACATCGAGCAGCTGGGCGACGCGCTGAACTACCTGGACGATAACGCCATGTCCAAAGGGGCGGACATCATTGATGTGCTACAGCGTATGGGTGGTGTGGCCGACAGGATGAACTTCCGACAGGTGGCGGCGCTGGGTTCAACATTCCTTACGCTGGGTGCCACCTCAGAGATTGCGGCCAGTTCCGCTAATGCCATGGTGCGCGAGCTGTCTATAGCCACGATGCAGAGTAACCGGTTTATGGACGGCATGGACCTGCTGAAACTGGACCCGGCAAAGATTGAAAAGCAGATGACCACGGATGCTATGGGCACCATCATGCGCGTGCTGGAAAAGGTTAAAAAACTGCCGGACAGCAAGAGAGTGCCCGCGCTGACGATGCTCTTTGGCAAGGAGTTCGGCCCTGCAGCGGCAAAGCTTGTCAATAACATGCCGGAGCTGCGCAGGCAGCTGGCACTGACACAGGGAGATGCTGCAAAAGGTTCGATGCAGAAAGAATCTGACATTAACAAGGACTCACTTTCCGCACAGTGGATGCTGACTAAAACCGGGGTGTCAAACACCATGAGCGGCCTGGGCGATTCACTGCGCACGCCGCTGATGGACATCATGAACATGGTGAAGAAAGTCACCGGTGTGACCCGCCGCTGGGTGGAAAATAACAAGGAGCTGGCGGGCACGCTGGTAAAAGCTGCAGCAGTTATATCGGTGATTGTGCTGGCGCTGGGTACGCTCATGATCGGCCTTGCAGCTGTGCTGGGTCCGATGGCGCTGCTTCGACTCAGCTTTAACGTGCTGGGGATAAAAGCATTCAGCGCCTTCGGGCTGATTAAAAGCGCCATCGGTATCGTGGGGAACGGCGTGCTGTGGCTGGGGCGGCTGATGTTTGCCAACCCGATTCTGGCCGTTATCGGGCTGATTGCCGCCGGGGCGCTGCTTATCTGGCAGAACTGGGACACGCTGGGACCGAAACTTGCCGCCATGTGGGACGCTATCAGCACAAAGGTCAGCAGCATCTGGACCGCGATCCGCACCTACATCAGCACAAAGTGGGGGGAGATTGTTTCCGACGCGAAGGCGCTGCCCGCGCGTTTTCAGGAAGCGGGTTCACAGATGATTGACGGCCTGATGGCGGGTATCAGCCAGAAATGGGATGCGATTAAAAATAAGCTGTCGTCACTGACCGACTACCTGCCGGACTTCCTGAAGCCGGGCGCCGATAAGTCCGGCGGGCCGCAGCTGCCGCGCGCGGCGCAGGCAAAAACGGGCGGCGGTGTATCCCTGCCGCCGGGCGGGTTCCCCGGATTTGCGGGCATGTACGACAGCGGTGGCTTTATTCCGTCCGGGCAGTTCGGCGTTGCTGGTGAAAACGGGCCGGAACTGGTCAGCGGTCCGGCGAACGTGACCAGCCGCCGGAGCACTGCACGGCTGGCAGCACTGGCGGCGCTGACGCTGGGCGGTGCAGGAGCGACGGCGGAGGCTAAGCCGCTGCACCCGCTCAGCCTGCCGGTTCAGGCGTACCGGCAGGAAGCACCGCGCATGAGTGGCAGTGCTGCACAGGGAGCTGCGCCGCAGATTCACGCCTCCTTCACCATTGTGCAGCAGCCGGGGCAAAGCCAGCAGGACCTGGTTGATGAGGTGATGCGCAGGCTGGAGGCAAAAGAGCGGCAGGCGCAGGCCCGCGCCCGCAGCAGTTACCGGGACAGGGGAGGATTTGAGGAATGATGATGACGCTGGGCTTATTTGTTTTCATGCTAAAAACGGTGCCCTATCAGGAACTGCAGTATCAGCGCAGCTGGCGTTTCCCGTCAAACAGTCGCGTGGGCGTGAGGCCGTCGCTGCAGTTTTTAGGCCCGGACAACGACACGCTGACGCTTTCCGGCGTGCTGCTGCCGGAGATTACCGGCGGCAGGCTGTCGCTGTTCGCGCTGGAGCAGATTGCGGAGCTGGGCCGCGCGTGGCCGCTTATCGAGGGCAGCGGGACGATTTACGGCATGTTCGTGATTGAAAGCCTGAGCCAGACCAAAGCGGAGTTCTTCAGCAGCGGTGTGTGCCGCCGCATTGAATTCACGCTGACGCTGAAGCGCACCGATGAATCGCTGGGCGAGATGTTTGGCAGCCTCAGCGATCAGCTGTCTGCCATGCAGGACGCAGCCGCCACCGCCGCCGGTAAGGTGAGCGCCGCAGCGGGAGGATTATTTTCATGATGACCAGCCCGTGGATTAACGGCCAGCAGAACTCACCGGCGTTCCGGCTGACGATGGACGGCGCAGACATCACGCAGAAGCTGGAAAAGCGCCTGCTGAGCCTGACGCTTACCGACAACCGGGGCTTTGAGGCGGACCAGCTGGACATCGAGCTGGACGACGCGGACGGCCAGCTGCAGCTGCCGCGCCGGGGCGTCGTGCTGTCGCTGGCGCTGGGTTGGCAGGGTGAGGCACTGTTTCCGAAAGGCAGCTATACGGTTGACGAGATCGAGCACAGCGGCACACCTGACCGCCTGACGCTGCGGGCGCGCAGCGCGGACTTCCGGCAGACACTGAACACGAAGCGGGAGAAATCCTGGCACAAAACCACTGCGGGCGAAATTGTCCGGGATATCGCCGGGCGGCACAAACTGAAGGCTGCGATGGGTGAGGACATGGCAGCAACAGAAATAGATCATCTTGATCAGACCAATGAATCAGACGCCAGTTTTCTGATGCGCCTGGCTAAACAGTGCGGCGCGGTGGCCTGCGTCAAGGGCGGTAATCTGCTGTTTATCCGTCAGGGGCAGGGAAAAACAGCAAGCGGCAAAGCGCTGCCTGTTATCACCCTTCAGCGCAGGGACGGGGACGGTCACCGCTTCACCCTGGCGGACCGGGACGCATACACCGGCGTGATTGCCAGCTGGCTGCATACCCGCGAACCGGCAAAGAAGCCGGTGGCTAAGGTGAAGCGCAGGCGACGTAAAACCACGGCGAAGAAAAAGAAGGAACCGGAGGCGAAGCAAGGGGATTACCTTATCGGCACGGACGAGAACGTGCTGGTCCTGAGCCGCACTTACGCGAACCGGGGCAACGCCGAACGGGCGGCCAAAATGCAGTGGGAACGCCTGCAGCGTGGTGTTGCAACCTTCTCAATCCAGCTGGCGAAGGGACGCGCAGAGCTTTACACGGAAATGCCGGTGAAGGTAAACGGGTTCAAGCAGCAGATTGATGCGGGAGAATGGATCATCACAACGCTGACGCATAGCCTGACCGCTGACAGCGGATATACGACCAGTGTCGAACTGGAAGTGAAAATAGACTCACTTGAAATGGAATAGAGCTATCTCAAAATGGTTTATTTAAGTATCATTAATCTCAATTGGGTTTAGGAGATGAAGTGATGATGAATTGCCCTTTATGCGGAAATGCCGCACATACCCGCAGCAGCTTTCAGGTATCAGCAACAACTAAAGAACGATATAACCAGTGCCAGAACATCAATTGCAGTTGCACTTTTAAATCTCATGAAACGGTTTCTGAGATCATTATGAAACCGGGTGGTGTTAAACCTGTGCCGCCGCATCCGGGAAGAAATCAGCAGCAACCATTGTGGTTATGATCGCTTGAGTTGAAGGGGGACTACCTGAGGCATAAGGTAGATAGCGAACTTCTTAAATAAAGATGCCTTACATTTACGGATATTTATGTAAGGCAAAAACATAAAGAACTAGATGTTAATTATTCGTGCGTATTTTTCCATGCTTCCTATTTCAATGTAAAAAAGTTCTAGGTGATGCATCGGTGTCGGTGGTACCCAAATAGTTCTGACTTCATTCTGATAAGAGTATCTAAAATGTTTGGCTATCAAAATCTCGACATCTTTCGGGTTGCAAGTAAGGGGGTCTAAATATTTAACTGGAGAAGCAAATCCATCAAATTCAGGGAATTTGTTCTTAACAGCCTTCATCATCTTTTGAAACAGAATTCGTGGTTTGGTAATCACAATGCAAGAATTAGCTTCAAAGTCATCGTACTCTCTAAAGGTGTATTTACTAGCAAAACAATGAACATAGTAGTTAGTAGTGGATTTGAGGTGAAAAGTCACATTCCCATAAGCAGGAATAATTTCATTATCACTGTTTTTAATAGTTATATTTTCAGATCTACTACTTACGGAAAACGAAAGTTCATCGTCCTGTATCGCTTTATTCAATGACGAGTCATTGTATAATGATGCAGGAGCAATCCTTATTCTTCCGTGTTTATACATGGAATCTAAATGTTCTTTTTTTCCAAACTTATATATATATCCTTCCTTCAAGCCTCCAATTTTATCTATTGCTATCTTCGACGGTGGTATATTAGGGAAGGTAGGGTTTACTATAGAGGCGTCTTTCATAAATCCTTTAGTGAACCCATTCGGGTACGGACCATGTCTTAGTGCAAATTCTTCTAATATATGAGTCCATATAGAAAGCCAAAACTTACCCTCCTTATTTACTCCATGAAGTCCGACTTTACCCTCTGAAGTAAGAGTAACCATATTTAAAAATATGTCTTTGGTTCTAACTTGTAATTCTTCATCGGTTAGGAATTCCATATATCGATGTTTGCGATACGCATCTCGCCAAAAATCATTATTAGTCAATATGCTACCCTCAGTTTTTTTCCATATGAATACTACTACTAGCTTAAAGCTTCAGTGGACATTATCGGCACATTAGGATAATCCAGAAGATGCCAACTCTGCTCACAAATGGCTGATCAAAACATTCGGCTGTTAAGCCCTAAGTATCCCTGCTGGAGTTATCTAAAAACAGTTGGTGTGTTTGTGAAAGAACTCTTTTTGAAGCAGTGATAGAAGTATTTTACACCCTAGAAGATGGCAGCAAACAAAATGGAAAGAAATTCTGCTGCCATTTTGCTGCCAATGACAGATTGCGCAAACAAAAAGCCACCTAAAAAAGGTGGCTTAAATGCATGATTTACATCACTAAATTTGGTGGCCCCTGCTGGGCTTGAACCAGCGACCAAGCGATTATGAGTCGCCTGCTCTAACCACTGAGCTAAGGGGCCAGCGGAGCGGGGATTATAAAGTATCTCTTCTGAGCGATCCAGCACTCAGCCACCGGTTGCTGAAATAAGCAGCAAGCTTTTAATTGCTGATTTCTATAACAAATATCCTGATAAACCGTAACAGGGTCTCAAACTGGTACGGCAGGATGCCGCCGTACCCTCATCAAAAACGCCCTGACGGGTAGCGGAATCAGCTCTGGTGGTAGCGCGTAGCGGATTTATTACGCGACAGGTGAGGCACCATAGTGCCGCGTACGCGATCGTAATCCTGCCACATCTGCAGATCTTCCAGCGGTGGAATCGTTACCGCTTCCTTGTTGTCGAGGCCCGCCAGCGCCGCATCGACCATTTCATCGACTTCCATCAGCATTTCGGCAGGGATGGTGTTGATCGGCTGGCCGGCACGGTCAAAAATCTCGGTACGGGTTGCGCCAGGCAGCACTGCCTGCACCTGCACACCGCTGTCAGCAAGCTCACGCTGCATCGCACGCGTTAGCGTCAGTACGTAAGATTTAGTGGCATTGTAGGCACCGTTGAACATCTCATGCACCAGTGCCAGCACCGAGGCAATATTAATAATGATGCCGTTGCCACGCGCTTTGAAGACCCGGGCAGCGGCCTGCGCCAGCCGGGTGGGCGTCACGATATTTAACGTCAGCATGGTATTGATGCGGTTGATGTCCGCCTCAAGGAACTCTCCCTCCACGCTCATACCCGCGTTGTTCAGCAGCAGTGTAATGCTGGCATTAGTGACCAGTTCAGACTCTACCCGCTGCACATCCTGTTCACTGGTTAAATCAGCAGCCAACACCTTAACCTGAATAGGGTGCTGCTCACTCAGTAACGCCGCCAGCTGGTTCAGACGCGATTCGTCGCGTGCCACCAGAATCAGATCGTAACCGCGTGCAGCCAGTCGTTTTGCATAAGTTGCGCCGATGCCGCTGGACGCACCGGTTATTAACGCCGTACCTGATGTTGACATAATTTACTCCTCGTATGATGGTCGTCATAATTCACACCAATATGACGACCATCATATGCGCCGTCAAGCTGGAATATGATGAGCGTAATAATTACTATAATAGTCAGAAGCAACGCATCTGAAACCGCAGGAGAGGATATGGAGAAGCAGACCAGCAAAGCGCATACGCGGCAGCGTATCCTGAGTGAGGCTGCGCGAGTTATGCGTGAAACCGGCACCGAGGGCATTGGTGTGGCGGCTCTGATGAAGCGGGTTGGCCTGACGCACGGCGGCTTTTATGCGCATTTTGCCTCACGCGAGGAACTGGTACAGGAGGTGCTTAAGCATATGTTTGCCGAGGCGGGCAGTTTTGCGCCAGCGGATCGGGTGACCCAGCCAGGCCAACGGTTAGCCGGATTTATTGATACCTACCTTTCCGAGACGCATCGCAATACCCCAGCGGAAGGATGCCCAATCGCTGCGCTGGTGAGCGAAGTCGCGCATCTGCCTGAACAGACCCGATCTATTTTTACGCAGGGTATCGATGCGCTGCATGACGGCCTGGCGCAGCTGCTGCGCGAGCTGGAGCGTGAAGATGCGGATGCGCTGGCATCCAGTATGCAGGCCGAGATGGTCGGGGCGCTGGCGCTGGCGCGTGCCTGCCCGGACGCGAAGCATGCCGGTCAGCTGTTACAGCGCAGCCGTGACGCCCTGAAGCAGCGCGCCGGACTGGTGGCAGCATGATTGAGCACAGTATCCGCGACATCATCAGCGCCAATCTGAACGTCCTGTTCTGTGGCATTAATCCGGGTCAGTCAACTGCACATCAGGGCTATCACTTTGCCCATCCCGGCAATCGCTTCTGGAAAGTGATCCATCTGGCCGGTTTTACTCAACAGCTGCTTAAACCGGAAGAGGAGCAGCGGTTAACCGAGACGGGATGTGGCATCACCATGCTGGTTGAGCGTCCAACCGTGCAGGCGAATGAGTTAGCACCGGATGAATTACGCGATGGCGGCAAACGCCTGATTGAAAAGGTGCTGCATTACCAGCCCGCGGCCCTGGCGATTCTGGGTAAAGATGCCTTCCGGCGCGCCTTTCAGCAGAGCAAAGTCGAATGGGGTAAACAGCCGATAGCGATCGGTAAAACGGCGGTGTGGGTACTGCCGAATCCCAGTGGACTGAATCGCGCTTCACTGGATGAGATGGTTGAAGCCTATCGACAGCTCCATAACGCATTGCAGGCGGGTTAAAACCGACGGTAACAGCAGGGCAGGGCGGTTATTGCTAAACGACAGGCATAAAAAACCCCGGCGTGCCGGGGTTTTTGTCTGACTTAATCGTCGAGGAAGCTACGCAGCACTTCCGAACGGCTCGGATGGCGCAGTTTACGCAGTGCTTTGGCTTCAATCTGACGAATACGCTCACGCGTCACGTCGAACTGTTTGCCCACTTCTTCCAGCGTATGGTCAGTGTTCATGTCGATGCCGAAACGCATGCGCAGCACTTTCGCTTCACGTGCGGTCAGGCCAGCCAGCACGTCGTGGGTCGCAGAACGCAGACTTTCTGAGGTAGCAGAGTCCAGCGGCAGCTCCAGCGTGGTGTCTTCGATAAAGTCGCCCAGATGCGAATCTTCATCATCACCAATCGGCGTCTCCATTGAGATCGGCTCTTTAGCGATTTTCAGCACTTTGCGAATCTTATCTTCTGGCATCAGCATACGCTCAGCCAGTTCTTCCGGCGTCGGTTCACGGCCCATTTCCTGCAGCATCTGGCGCGAAATACGGTTGAGCTTGTTGATGGTCTCAATCATATGCACCGGAATACGGATGGTACGTGCCTGGTCAGCGATAGAGCGGGTGATTGCCTGACGGATCCACCAGGTCGCATAGGTCGAGAATTTGTAACCACGGCGATATTCAAACTTATCAACCGCTTTCATCAGGCCGATATTACCTTCCTGAATCAGGTCGAGGAACTGCAGACCACGGTTGGTATATTTCTTCGCAATCGAAATAACCAGACGCAGGTTTGCTTCCACCATCTCTTTCTTCGCGCGACGCGCTTTCGCTTCACCGATCGACATGCGACGGTTGATATCTTTTACCTGCTCAATGGTCAGGCCGGTCTCTTCTTCGATCTGCGCCAGTTTCTGCAGGGAACGCATAACGTCATCCTGCACTTCCAGCAGCTTTTCAGACCACGGCTTGTTCATCGCCAGCGCCGCTTTGAACCAGCTTTCGTTGGTTTCATTGCCGGTGAACAGGGTAATGAAGTTTTTCTTCGGCATTTTGCACAGTTCGATACACAGCTTCATGATCAAACGTTCCTGAGTACGGACACGTTCCATCATTTCGCGCATGTTGTTCACCAGGTAATCGAACTGCTTCGGTACCAGGCGGAACTGTTTGAAGACGTCAGAGAGGTTCTGGATTTCGGCAACGGCATCAGCGTGGCTGCGGCCTTTGCTCTTAATCACATTGCGGGTGGTTTCATACTGCTTACGCAGGTCTGAAAACTTCTCGCGCGCCAGTTCCGGGTCGATAGAGTTATCGTCGTCGGAGCTGTCATCGTCGCTCTCTTCATCTTCTTCTTCATCGTCAACACGATCGGCTTCAGAAAGCTCAGAGCCCACGTGCGTTGCCGTAGGGGCCAGATCTTCTTCCGCGTTAGGATCGACGAAACCGGTGATCAGATCGGACAGGCGTGATTCGCCTGCTTCAACTTTGTCGTACTGATCCAGCAGGTAAGTAATCGCCTCAGGGTATTCAGCAACGGAACATTGAACCTGATTGATACCGTCTTCAATACGCTTCGCGATGTCGATTTCGCCTTCGCGCGTCAGCAGTTCGACGGTACCCATTTCACGCATATACATGCGGACCGGGTCAGTAGTACGCCCAATTTCAGATTCAACGCTGGATAACACCTGAGCGGCAGCTTCCGCGGCATCTTCGTCAGTATCGGAGCTGTTTTCGTTCAGCATCAGATCGTCGGCATCCGGGGCTTCTTCAACCACCTGAATACCC